GGAACTGTTCAATCATCCAGGGTAATCGGGAAGACGTGGATACTCTCCATGCTGACAAGCACAACGACTTCAAGACTGTCGAGACCGCTATTGCCCGTCTGGAACAGCGGCTGTCCCGTGCGTTCCTCATGACCACATCAATCCAGAGAGACGCAGAACGGGTCACAGCTGAAGAGATCCGGCTATTGGCTGCCAACCTTGAAGAACAGCTTGGTGGCATCTACAGCCTGTTGAGTGTTGAGTTCCAGCACCCATACATCATACTGTTGATCAAGCAGCTACAGAGAGCACGAAAGATTGCCCCTTGGCCCAATGACATGGTCACACCGAGTATTGTGACTGGTCTCGAAGCTCTGGGGCGTGGGCATGATCTACAGAAGCTGCAGACATTCACACAGGCCATGGCTCCTCTCGGACCTGAGACACTTGCTCAGTACATGAACATGGGTGAGTTCATCAGCCGCACAGGGGTGAGCCTGGGCATTGACATGAAGGGGCTCATCAAGACGCCTGAAGAGATCCAGATGGCTGAACAGGCCGCACAGCAGCAACAGATGATGGCCATGCTTGGACCTGAAGCTGTCAAGCAAGCTGGAGGTGTGTTCCAGAAGAATGTTGAATCACAAGGAGGTAACCCTAATGGGTGAGAAGGATACCAAGAAGACAAAGAAGACATCTCCCAAGAAAACTAAAGCCCCTGCAACTCCCCCTGAGAACCAGGGAAAGGTGGTGAATAAGATCACTCGGGTTGACCATTAACAGGAGCACTAATATGCAAGTCGATTTCACTGAACACGAAGACACGACTCCCGAAGAGGAGAAACACAATGAAGAAATGGTACGAAAGTATGAAGGACAAAGTGGTACAGCTGCTGAAGAAAGCGGGGAAGCTGCTCCTGATACTGCTGGTGACGGTGCTACTGGAGCTGAAGACAGGCCTGCTGGTCTCCCTGAAAAGTTTAAGTCCGTTGAAGATATGGTCCGTAGCTACCAAGAGCTTGAAAAGAAGCTTGGAGGAGCCCGAGATACCACTGAGTCAACTGGTGAGGACGGAACTGATGAAAGCAAAGGAGACACAGACAGTACTGACGCTGAAGAAACCCTAGCTTCCAAAGGTCTCGATCTATCAAAATATGAACAGTCATACACTGAGAACGGTGCCCTGACCGAGGACGATTACAAGGAACTCGAAGCTGCTGGCCTCCCCAAGAATGTCGTTGATACGTACATCAAGGGCCAGGAGGCTCTCACTGAGGCCTTTGTATCCACCGTACATGAAACCGTTGGGGGTGCTGATGAATACGCCAAGATGATTGAGTGGGCCAAGTTGAACAAGCCTGCTGAGTTCATCAAGGAGTACGACACCCTCATCACCAGCCGGAATGAACAACTGGCCCTGATGGCCGCAAAAGGACTGGCTGCAGATTACAAGGCAGCCTACGGTACGCCTCCCAAACTCCTGGGAGGCAACGGGAATGTGAGTTCTGACACTCAGGGCTACCAGTCCCGTGCTGAAATGGTTCGTGCGATGCGCGATCCTCGCTACAAAGAGGATGAAGCATATCGGAACAAGGTAGCTAAGAAGCTGCAGAACACGAACTTCTAATCTTGAATAACTCCAGAGTGGGCATCCTGATCAGTATAAGCCCCGCACTGGATTTCAATTACAACCATCCAGAACATACAGAGGAGTTTGAAAAGCCCTCAATATGGAGTGCTGAGGCATGATGTACTGAGGACAACTTCGAGAACTTTGAGTGTTGTACTGTGGTGGGTGGACACACACCTAACACACATCAAAACTTAAAGGAGATTCAAAATGGCTGATGCTACTCCGTCCCGCTTAGGGATGATCAATGGAACTGGGGCTGATGATGCGTTGTTTCTGAAGCAGTATGGTGGTGAAGTTCTGACCGCCTTCGAGGAAACCTGCGTCACCCGTGAGAACCACGTCATTCGTAACATCAAAAATGGTAAGTCCGCATCCTTTCCTGCTACCTGGAAGACTGATGCCCGTTACCACACTCCCGGCACTGAGATCCAGGGTCAGGTAATCAAGCACAACGAGCGCATCATCACCATCGATGACCTCTTGATCGCTGATGCCTTCATCCCTCTGATCGATGAGGCCAAGAACCACTATGAGGTCCGCTCCATCTACTCCACGGAGAATGGTCGCGCCCTCGCCAACGTGTTTGACAAGAACGTATTGCGTATGGGCATCTTGGCTGCTCGTGCTGCTGCCACTGTGGACGGTGGCTTTGGTGGTACTACCATCAAGAACGCTGCAATGGCTTCTGCCACCCGCAAGGACAAGGCTGATGCCATCGTGGACAGCATCTACGCTGCTGCACAGGTATTGGATGAGAAGGATGTTCCCGAGTCTGAACGTGTCGTGTACCTCCGGCCTGCCGAGTACTACGCGATCCTTGATCACGACAAGGTCATGAACACCGACTACTCTGGTGGTAATGGTGACTATGCAAAGGCAAAGATCCTTGAAGTGGCTGGTATCAAGGTCATCAAGGCCAACCATCTCCCCAATGACACCGTGGCTGACAGCTTCGGCAACAAGTACGATGGGGACTTCACCACTACTGTGGGGCTGGTCCAGCACAAGTCTGCTGTCGGTACCGTCAAGCTGCTCGATCTGGCTATGGAGGGCGAGTACGACATTCGCCGTCAGGGTACCCTCCTGGTTGCCAAGTACGCCGTTGGGCATGGCATCCTGCGCCCTGAATGCGCTGTCGAACTGAGTTCTGCTGCTGCTTAATCTGAACCAATGGGGGGTCGGGGAAACTCGGTCCCCCCGCTTTTCCAATAGAGGAGAGAACCACGAATGAACTACACACCAACAACTGAACTTGAAGCAGTCAACGAAATGTTGGGGATGGTGGGAGAGGCCCCTGTGAACAGCCTGGAGGTGTCAGGGTTGGTGGATGCAGGCCGTGCTCGTACTCTCCTACACACCACCTCTAGGTCCATCCAGTCACGCTGTTGGAACTTCAACACAGAAGATGAGTACCCACTACTCGTCGACGAGGAGGGCTACATCAACCTTCCAGCAAACACATTACGTGTTGATGCGACAGATCCCACAATCAAAGTTACACAACGTGGGTCACGTCTATATGATCTCGACAACCACACCTACATATTTAATGAGTGCCCAAAGCTCCGCATCACTTTCTTCCTTGAGTTTGAAGTTATGCCTGAACCTGCACGTAGGTACATCACACTAAATGCTGGACGACTCTTCCAGACCGAAGTGCAGGGGAGCGACTCAATTCATTCACAGACATACAAGGCTGAAGAGGAAGCACTGGCTGTCCTCAGAGATCTTGAAGCTGACAACGGGGACTACTCAATGCTCCCACTAGGGCTGAGGAGGTAACCATGGCTATTGTGAGTCAGGCCATACCGGCTATGTATAATGGCGTGAGTCAACAGGCTCCATCCCTACGGCTCCAAACGCAGTGTGCAGAGCAGATCAACATGTTCCCCACGCTTGCCCAGGGAAACATGAAGCGTCCTCCTACTGAACATGTCGCCAGAGTCGCCCCTTATCCTGGGTCAAACATTAAGGTACACCACATACACAGGGACAGCGCGGAGCATTATCAGGTCACCTTCAAGAACGGTGCGATTCAAATACATGATCTTGTGACTGGAGCATACGTTCCTGTGGCAATAGAGGACGTCGATGGATATCTGAGTACCACAGATCCCAATCAAGATATCACATGTGTCACTGTCGCTGATCACACCTTCATTGTGAATCGTCGTGTGAAAGTGAAGATGCTAACCTCTGAGGCTCTTGAGACCCCTCCTACAACAGGATATGTGTACGTTAAGAAAGGATACCGCAGGACATCTTATAGTGTAAGTGCTGGGGGGAAGTCAGCTTCCTATACTACTGATGATGAAAACTACTCAACATGGCGCACCACGTCCATCCGCAGTAACCTACAAAGCGGCCTAGCAGACGCTGGACTGTCCGTGAGTGCTGTTTCAAATACCATACGTATCAACGGTGTTGGCTCGGACATCAGCACATCAGATAGTTATGGTGACCAAGCCCTTGTATGCTGGAACACCACCATTCAGAAATTCAGTGATCTCCCTAATAAGTGCTTTGGTGGGACACGGGTGAAGGTGCACCCGGACGCTGAGGAGAACTGTCCTGCTTATTATGTGGAGTATGATGGAACAGAAGATATATGGAAAGAGTCCAGGGGCTGGAACCAGCACAACAAACTGGACCCGGCTACGATGCCCCATAAGCTGGTGCGGCAGGCAGATGGCACCTTCACTGTTGAGCAGATCACATGGGCTGAACGGGAAGTAGGGGACGATGATACATGCAGCATACCTTCCTTTGTAGGTAACAAGATCAATGGGATCTTCTTCTTCAGGAACCGTCTTGGTCTCATGAGCGGTGAGAATGTCATCCTCAGTCGTAGTGGTGACTTCTGGAACTTCTGGCCTGAGACTGTCACTGACAACCTGGACACTGACCCCATTGACGTGGCTGTGAGCTGCAACACTGTGGCCATCCTGAAGCATGCACTTCCATTTCATGGATCGCTGCTGCTCCTCAGCGACAACGCACAGTTCCAACTTTCAGCCGATGGACCCCTGACGCCCTCGTCTGTGTCCCTCAACCAGACTACAGCGTTCGAGTGTCCGGGGTACGCTCCTCCTGCATCCGCTGGACAGAACGCCTTCTTCACAATCGACAAAGGCGCATTCACAGGTCTCATGGAGTACTTTGTGGATGATGACTCGGTTTCAAATGATGCTGCTGACATCACAGCTCACTGCCCCAGATATGTCCCTGGAAATGTTATTCAGGTGGCAGCGAGTAGCAACGAGGATCTCATTCTGCTTGTGAGTGCCCAGGATCCTTCCAGCATTTATGCATACAAGTATTATTGGTCCGGTAACAAGAAGCTCCAGTCAGCGTGGGGAAGATGGACGATGGGGGGTACCGTGCGCGGCATCAGCATCAACAACACAGACATCATCGTGTCTATTGATCGGGATGGTGACCTCTATATTGAAAAGCTGGCCCTCCAGTTTGACGGTGATCCTGGGTTTGGATGGATCATCAGTCTTGATCAGAAAGCCACTGTACAAGGGACGTACAACGCAGACACCATGAGGACTGCCTGGGCACTGCCGTATGCTGCCGAGGGTGCCACACTGGTGTATGGCCTTGAATGGGAAGGACGAGCGGGACATAAGGTGAGTCAACAGGTCACCTATGATGGGAACATGGTATATGTTGATGGGGACCTGTCGGCCTATCCCATGATCATAGGAAAGCCCTATATGTCCAAGTATGTCTTCAGTGAGCAGTTTGTGAGGACAGGTGCCGAGGACTCAGAATCAATCATCGAAGGCCGTCTTCAGCTCCACCAGATGTCGGTGAACTATACGGACAGCGGGTACTTCAGGGCCACGGTGCAGCTCCCTGGTCGTCCATTATACACCTATGAACTTGATTCACAGCTCGGGTCAGCTACAGCAATCATTGGGAAGCCTGATATCAAGTCAGGGACATTCACGTTCCCTGTCCGTTCTGTATCGAGTGGTGCGCTGATCACCTTGGAGAATGACACTCATTACCCTTCAACCTTCCAGTCTGCAGCGTGGAGGGGCAACTTCACCATGAAAAGCAAGAGGCTATAGATATGGAAGTACGAGCAGCAGTCCTTAACGACTGCGAAGTGATAAGCGCAAACATGCGCGAGTCAGATAAGGTAGAACTGAGAGCCGCCACTGGGGAGAGCCCGAGGGCGGCTCTCATCAATTCATACGAGAACACTGCTTATCCATACACGATAGTTCATGAAGGTGAACCAGTGGCTATGTTTGGGGTCGGTGAGAGCCCCCTCTATGATGCTGGGATTATATGGCTATTGGCTACGGATGATCTGGAGAAGCACCCTATTACATTTGCAAAGCACAGTGAAGAGTGGATTGAGAAGATCAGTGCCCCGTATAAGGTGGTCACCAATATGGTGTATGCAAAGAACACGACAACTCTCAGGTGGCTTGAG